GACTGGAGATGTTGATTTAGGAAATGCAACAAGTGATACAATTACAGCAACGGGTAGATTTGATTCTGATATAGTACCATCTACAGATAGTGCTAGAGATTTAGGAACTTCTGCATTACAATTCGCAGAAGCTCATATTGATACAGGTCATATAGATGATATTACTGCTACAGGAACTTCAACACTTACAACAGTTGATATTAATGGTGGAGCAATTGATGGAACTACTATTGGTGCTAGTTCAGCAGCAGCTGGTACATTTACAAATTTAACAGTAACTACAGATGTTAATATTGATGACTCTGGTGGTGATGGAGCAATGGATGGTGTTATTATTGGAGCATCAAGCGCAGCCGCTGGTACATTCACAACATTAAACACAACAGGACTTACCACGATAGGAGATGCGTCGGGTGATTCTTTAGTTATTAACGCAGCAACTATTAACCCAGCTAATATAGCAGCAGGAACAGATAATTCAGTTGTTGTTTATAATGGTTCAACATTAGTTACAGATGAAATTGATTCAAGAGTTTGGGGAAGTACTTTAGTAGATACTGATGGTTCAGGAACAAATAATGAATTGGCAACTTGGTCTGATTCAGATACTATAATTGGAGAAGGTAATTTAACTTTTAATGGTTCAGTATTAGCAGTTACAGGTGATCAAACAATATCAGATACATTATCTGTAACAAACAGTATTACAGGTTCTATAGTTAGTGCTTCAACTGGTCAATTTACATCAATAACTGGCGTAACAACATTAACCGCTGGTGGAAATTTAGATATTGGAGCTCACGATTTAAGAGCAGCGACAATCACCGCAGACGGATTATCAAGTGGTAGAGTTGTATTCGCTGGAACAGCTGGAGTCTTATCAGACGATTCTGATTTAACATTTAGTGGTGATACTTTAACCGCTACAAAGATAGGAGCTTTCACATTATCTGGAAAACTCACGGCGGGAAGCACAGAGATCGAAGGTTCGGCTTTTGATATTGATGGTGGAGATATTGCAAGTGGAGTAACAATTAATAAATCACCTGTAGTTAATTTTAATAGTGGTGATGTTCAAGGTTCAATAACTTTAAGTAATTTAGCAAGTGGTACAGGAGCACTAACAATTCAAGCCGATTCAGTTGAACATTCTATGATTAATGATAATTTAATTAGTGGATTTTCGAATTTAGGTAGTGCAGGAGTCGCTCAAGGTGATGAATTTTTATTCTCTGATAATGGAACTTTAAAAGCATTAACTTTTTCAAACCTTGAAGATACTATATTCGGTAATGTAAGTGGAGATGCCACAATCGCAGCAGGTGGTGCTTTAACAATTGGCGCAGGAGCAGTAGAAAACTCAATGTTGGCAAACTCAACAATTAGTGGAGTAGCACTTGGTAGTAACTTAAATAGTTTATCCATTACTGCAAATGGTGGTATTGGAATGACAAGTTATAATGGTTCTGCAGCAGTATCAAACTTAGCATTAGATATTGATGGTATGACTGATATTGGAGCCGCAATTGTAGATGCAGATTTACTAATTATAGATGACGGAGCTAATGGTACAAATAGAAAAGCTACCATGTCAAGATTGAAATCCTATATGGGTGATATATCTGGTGGTTCTACATTAGGTAATGTTCAAGTTGGTGTAACTGCTGGTGGTGAAATAGATACATCAAGTGGTAATTTAACAATAGATTCCGCAGGTGGAACAATTACGTTAGATGACCATGTAACAATTTCAGGTAATCTTACAGTCAATGGCGGCTCTACCGTTGTTTCAAGTAGTTTATTAGATATTGGTGATAGAATTATCACATTAAATGCAAATTCTGCAGCAGGAGATGGTGGACTTTATGTAAATGATGCCGATTCAGCAGAAACAGGTTCATTACTTTGGGATGTGAGTGAAGATAGATGGGTAGGTGGATTGAAAGGTGCTGAAGCTAATGTAGTTTTAATTAATACAACGGATACACTTACAAACAAAACTTTAACAAGTCCTGATATTAATACACCAGATATTGATGGTGGTACTGTAGATGGGGCAACAATAGCAACTTCAGATATTACAGTTGGTTCAGGTAAAACTTTAGATGTTAGTGGTGGTACATTAACATTAGCCGCTGATCAAATAAGTGGTAATGCCATTAATGGTGGAACGATTGGTTCTACAACAATTACATCATTGACGACTTCAGGAATAACTATTGGTGGACACACAGTTGATGACATTGATATTACTTCAGAAGCTTCAGACGCTGATGACCACTTAATGACAGCAGCAGCGATTAAGGCTAGAATAGATGATTTAAAAGGTGTTACTTCAAATGTAGCAGGAACAGGTATAAGTGTAAGTGGAGCAACTGGAGCCGTTACAATTTCAACAAATGATGGTCAGATTGTTCATGATAGTTTAAGTGGATTTGTAGCAAATGAACATATAGACCATAGTGGAGTTGATTTAACCGCTGGTTCAGGTATGACTGGTGGTGGTACAATAGCAGCAAGTAGAACATTTAATGTAATTGGCGGAGATGGAATTACAGCAAACGCTAATGATGTTGCTGTAACAGCAGCACAAACTACTATTACTTCAGTTGTAAATTCAAGTTTAGAAATAGGTAGAGATGCCGATAATAGAATTAAGTTTGGTACTGATAACCAAATAATTTTTGAAGTAGATGGTGGTGATAATGTAGTAATGAAAACAAGTGGTGAAATTGAGGCCACTTCATTAGATATTAGTGGGGATGTAGATGTAGACGGTACACTCGAAACCGACGCATTAACAATCGGGGGAGTAACATCAGTTCCTTTTGAAAGTGCAGATCATAGTAAATTAGATGGAATAGAAGCATCTGCAGATGTAACCGATACAGCAAATGTAACTGCAGCAGGTGCGTTAATGGATAGTGAATGTACTGACTTAGCCGCAGTTAAGGCAACAGAAGATGCATTTACAGCCGCACTTAAATCCAAACTTGATGGTATTGAAGCGTCAGCTACCGCAGACCAAACAATTACTTCTGGAACTGGTATGACAGGAGGTGGAAGTGGTGATATTACTCTTAATGTAGTAGGTGGAGATGGAATTACAGCAAATGCTAATGATATGGCAATCACACCAGCTCAAACAACTATTACAGGTATACACAACACCTCACTTCAAATTGGTAGAGACTCACATAATGAATTTGATTTCTCTACAGACAATGTAATAAAAGTTTCGGTTGATGCAGTTGATGATGAATTTAGATTTGCAGCAGGTGGAACATTTCACGCAGACGCAGATGTAGTTGCATATTCTTCAACTACTGCTTCGGATATAAGTTTGAAGAAAAATATTACAGATACAAAATATGGTTTAGATGATATTATGAAACTTCGTGGTGTTGATTATGATTGGAAACGAGAAGATATGGGACATGACGTTGGTGTGTTAGCACAAGAAGTTGAAGCAGTTATTCCTGAAATTGTGAAAGAATATGATGGTATGAAGGGAAGAGAAAAGTTTAAAGCAGTGGATTATAATAAGTTAGTTCCTGTTTTAATAGAATCTATTAAAGAACTTAAATTTAAATTAGATGAGCAAGAAGCTATCATTAATGATATTAAAAGTATTGAACTCAACTAAAAAAAACGAAGTTTTTATTGTTTGAATTTATATTTATATATAATAAATAAGGAAATGTTATGGCGACAGCAAAAAAAGAAGAATCAAAGTTAGTAAGTCAATTAGAGGAAGCACAAAAAGAAACTAAATTTTCACAAGAAGAGATGGATTCTTTATCAAGTCTTCAGCAAAGATATCTTGAATGTCAAACCACATTTGGTCAAATATCAGTTCAGAAGTTACAACTTCAGCAACAGATAGATGGATTGTCCAAAGCTGAACAAGATAATGTCGAAGCGTATCAACAAGTTCAACAAGATGAACAAGAGATGGCCAAAAAGCTGAATGAAAAGTACGGAGACGGTACTCTAGATCCTCAAACTGGTGTATTTACACCAAATAGTTAAAGTTTTTTATAAAATATAGATAAAAATTACCTCAGAATTGTATTTTGAGAATTTTACATATATTTATATTTAATAAGATAAAACTTTTTATCTAAAATATATCATTTAGGAGAAAATCAATGGCGGAAAGAATTGTAAGTCCAGGTGTCTTTACACGTGAACGAGACCTATCATTTCTTCCTCAAGGAATTGCAGAAATAGGGGCAGCAATTATAGGTCCAACTAAAAAAGGACCCGCATTCGTTCCAACTTTAATTCGCAATTTTTCTGAGTTTGAAGAAATGTTCGGTACACTCGACAAACGGTATTATACACCATATACTGTTCAGCAATATTTAAGAAGTGCTGGTACAGTAACAGTTGTGAGAGTATTAGGAATTGGTGGATATAAACCTGATGTTGTTGTTTTATCAGCAGTACGTAAGAACGGAGCGGGAGCTTCAGGCGCTAGAGGCACATTAGCTGTTTTAGCACCATCACGTGGTGGTTCAAACGGAACTGCAGATTTAACACCATCTACAGGAAGTGGCACTTGGGGATCATATTCGTTAGTAGTGAGTGGAAGTGGTGTAACCACTTTTTCAAAATCTATTTCGTTTAATACTGCAAGTGCAAATTATATCGGAGAAGTTCTTAGTAGAGACCCACAAGTTAATACAGACGGTAGTACCACACACCCTGTATATCTTTATAAAGAGTTTAAAGGATTCGCATCCTCTACAGGTTCAAATGGTTGGCTTGGAGTAGTTACTGCTTCAGCAACTACACTTGATTTAAATTCAGGTGTAACTACATTTGGAGCAAATGGAGATGCAGATACTTGGACAGGTAATAAAGATTATAGTGTAGCAAGAACACCGTATATTCAATCACAAAAAGTTTCAGGAGCTAGATATAATCTATTTAGATTTTATACACGCTCACATGGAACAGGTATAAGTAGCAAATATAAAGTTAATGTGTTGAATGTTAAGGCAGCAGCTTCGATACCAGGTTCAGACTATGGTGCATTTTCAGTTCAAGTTAGGACTCATAATCCAGGACAAACTGACGATAATCAAATAGTAGAACAATGGGATAATTTAAGTACTGATCCTGATTCAGCAAACTATTTTGCTAGAGTAATTGGTGATAGGTTTGTTGAAATTGATTCAAATGGCAAGTTAACCTATAAAGGTGATTGGCCAAATATGAGTAAACATATTCGTATTGGTGATTACGCTAATTTAGAATCAATGCCTAAAACAGTTGTTCCTATGGGATTCGCAGCTTGTAATATACCTGTATCAGGTGCACCTAGTGCTTCTTTTGTAACTTCGCAGGTTAATAGTAATGGTGATTTCGATTCAAATATATTTTATGGATTTGATTTTAGTTCAACGAACTATGACAATTTAGAATATTTAGCACCAATACCAAAATCTGCAGCTACTACAGGTAACGTAACTATGTCTCTTGAAGATATGTTAGGTGCTAACGATGCAAGTACATTGGCTAGTACTTATTCAGATGCTACAGAGAAAGTTACATTATCATTATCAGCAATTGGACAGAGAAAGTTTACAGTACCTTTCCAATGGGGATTTGATGGAGATAATCCTGGAAATCCAAAATTAACAGGTAATGATATTACTGCAGCAAATACTATGGGATTTGACTGTTCAAGTGCAACAACAAGTGGTTCAATAGCATATAAAAGAGCTATTAACGCAATAAGTAATCCTGATGAATTTGATATCAACTTATTGGTAACACCTGGTATTATTCATAGATTACATCCAAAAGTAACAAATCATTCAATCTTGAAAATAGAAGCAAGAGCGGATGCTTTTTATGTTATGGATGCAGCATCATGTGGAGATACTATAGCAGTAGTAACAAATACTGTAAGTGCACTTGATACAAATTACGCAGGAACATATTATCCCTGGGTTAAGATAGTTGACTCTAACACAAATAGACCTGTTTGGGTCCCACCTTCAGTTGTATTACCTGGAGTAATCGCATTTACTGATAAAGTGGCACATGAATGGTTCGCACCAGCTGGTCTAAATCGTGGTGGTTTAACTACAGTATTAGAAGCTAAAACAAGATTAACACACGCTGAAAGAGATGATCTTTATGAAGAAAGAGTTAATCCAATAGCTTCATTTCCTGGTCAGGGAGTTGTGGTATTCGGACAGAAAACACTACAATCCAAACCATCAGCATTAGATAGAATCAATGTTCGTAGATTGTTGATTGCATTGAAGAAATTCATCGCATCATCTTCAAGATACTTAGTATTCGAACAGAATACAGTAGCAACAAGAAACAGATTCTTGAATATTGTTAATCCATATCTCGAAAGTGTACAGGCTAATAGTGGTCTAAGTGCATTTAAAGTAGTAATGGATGAATCAAATAACACACCTGATGTTGTGGATAGAAACAAATTGGTAGGACAGATATTTATTCAACCTACGAGAACTGCAGAGTTTATCGTACTTGATTTCGTTGTTCAACCTACAGGGGCAGCATTCCCTGAATAAGTTTGACTTATAAACAACGCTGACGTATAATGAAAAACCCTGATTTCGGTTGGGGTTTTTCTTTTTATATAAAAACTTCAATAAAACTAATAAGAAGTCTTATTTTCTAATATTGTTATTTTTTTAATTTTTTGATATTTATAATAGAAGAAGATATAATAATTGCTTTTAGGAGAAAAATAATGCCTGATATCCTCGACACTAATGAGATATTTTTTACGCCGTTTGAACCGAAAACGAAAAATCGGTATATCATGTACATTGAAGGTATACCATCCTATTTAGTTAAGACGGCAGGAAGACCTCAAATACAATTTGAAGAATTGGTTTTAGATCATATTAATGTCAAAAGACATTTAAAAGGTAAAGGTACTTGGCAACCTGTAGACATTATGTTATATGATCCAATAGTTCCAAGTGGTGCGCAAGCAGTAATGGAATGGGTTAGGTTGTCTCATGAATCTGTAACAGGCCGTGATGGTTATGCAGATTTTTATAAGAAAGATGTAACTTTTAATATGTTAGGTCCAGTAGGAGATATTGTTGAGGAGTGGACTTTAAAGGGCGCTTTTATATCAACCGCAAATTTTGGTGAAGTTGGATTCGCAGAAAATGATCCAGCAGAAATTACATTAACTTTGCAGTATGATTACGCAGTCTTACAATTCTAATTTAAACGGAGAATAAAAATGAGCGAATGGCTAGCAGCAAATTGGGAATGGGTACTTTTGGGATTCTACACAGTAGAAAAAATCGTGCGTCTTTCCCCGTCTAAAAAGGACGACGTCATTTTCGATATGGTACTAAAACCAATATGGGATGCAGTATCTAAGAAAAAGTAATCTTATAGGGTTATAAAATTTTAAAAAACATTCAAATTACGGAGTAAAATATGAGTGAAGTTACATTTCCTACGGAAGAGGTTAATCTTCCATCTAAGGGTTTGTACTATGACAAATCCAACCCATTATCAAGTGGTAAAGTAGAAATAAAATATATGACAGCTAAAGAGGAAGATATTCTTACCTCAATAAACCTTATTCGTAAGGGAACTGTTATAGATAAAGTTCTTGAAGCTTTGATAGTTGATAAAAAAATCAAAATAGATGATTTATTGGTTGGGGATAAAAATGGTTTAGTCATAGCTACTAGAATTCTTGCTTACGGTAAAAATTACGAAATTCAGGCATTTTGTGATGATTGTCAAGAAGTAAGTCAATTAGTAGTTGATTGTACAAAACTTTCCGATAAGGAAATATCAACTAAAACAAAAGAAAATAAGTTCTCTATGGAACTTCCAAGAACAAAAGTTAGAATAGAATTCAAACTTTTAACTAGTGGTGAAGAGAAGTTGGTTGAAAAAGATGTAGTGGCTATGCAAAAAGCACAACCTGACCATGATTATACTAACACTTTCAGATTCAAACGAATGATTACTTCAGTAGATGGAGACACTAAACAAACGGTTATTAACGATTTTGTTGATAATAGATTTTTAGCACAAGATTCGTTGGCATTTAGAAAGCATTTACAAGACGTAACTCCTGATGTAAATATGGGTTATCCTTTTGAATGTGTTAAATGTGATCATGAACAGGAGGTAACGGTGCCATTGGGCACCACGTTTCTTTGGCCTGACACATCTCAATAGACTTCAAGTACACGAAGAAATATTTAATCTTTTAAATTACGGTAATGGTGGTTACACTTTTAACGAAGTGTATAATATGCCTATATATCTAAGAAGGTTTTATCTAAAAAGACTCAATAAGGAATATAAAGATATTGCAGCTGAAAGAGATAAAGCTAATAGAAAGTCTCAACAAGTCTTGAAAAAGAAATAAAATCTTATATTTCGATATTTATTATTGACACAATCCTGTAACTAAAATTCAATTCGGAGTTAAACAATGTCAAAGAAGATAAATGAAGGTATTGTTGATAAGGTTTTTGGTAAAGTCATAAATCTTGTTATGAAAGGGCAATCTAGAAAAGCTATGAATGCCTTCAAAAAAGATAAAAAACTACAGAGAGATATAAAAGCCGCTGCTGATGCGCAAGATACTCTGAAGAAAAGTATTGAAAAATTAAGAAAAGACCCCGAATTCGAAAAGGAATATCAAAAGAGTTTAAAATTATAAAAAGGGTAATGCATGCCAACTAAACGGGAACAACAGCAGTTAAATGATGCGTTAAACCAAACTAAAGAACTAATATCATCTATCAATAAATCAGTAGGTGAGATGGATGGTGGATTTTCGGATATTGGTGGATCAATAAAAAATAACGCTAGTGCTTTGAATGCGTTTTTGAAAGTTTCTGCTAAAAATAATGAAGTAACAAAAGCAACAGTAAAAACTGGTAATCTTATAGCGGAAGCATATGATGATGTTGCTGAAAATCTTGAAGATGTTCTTAAAGGTAATAAACAATTTAAAGTAAGTTCAAAACAAATTGGTGATTTAATAAATGGTAGTATAAAGGGTGGAGCTTCAAAAAATGCTGAACATATGAGAGAACAAGCAGAAAATGTTCAGAAAATGTTGAAGGTGTTTGAAAATCCAAAATTCCAAACAGCTTTTTCAGGAATAGAAAAGGGTGCAGATAGGTTAACAGGTTTTATTAATAAACTCCCAGGTGGTCAAACGATGTCAAAAGCCTTTGGAGTAGATAAACAAATAGCTGCTAATACTAAGCAAATGCAAGGAAATATGTTGAAATTTGCTAAAAGTGGAAAAGTATCGGCTAAGGGTATAGGTGGTTTACTTAAAGGTACTAAGTTTCTTAAAATTGGAGTTCTTGGTGCAGCATTAGCGATGATATCTTTTGGATTAGAAGCTAATAAAACACAAAAAGCATTAGGTGGAACTTATACACAGGCAGCAAAGGTACTTGCTACGTCTAAAGCAATAGCTGCAGCAAATAAACTTAACGGTATGACTCAAGAAGAATCAATGGATTTGATGATGGGTATTAATCGTGAGTTTGGTAATATGGATAAAGCTGCTTTAGGTGTAACTATGAAAGCAAGTAATTTAACTGCCAATTTTGGTTTGAGTGCAGGAAATGTTGGTAAGTTAGCTAGACAGATGCAGGCAGTTGGTTCTACAAGTTTAGAAGCATCTATAAATACTATAGAAATGGGTGGAGAGTTAGCAAGAGCAGCAAATGTTCCTGTAGCTGACGTGATGAATGATGTTGCACAGAATACAGAATTTTTCGCTAGATTTGCTAAAGATGGTGGAGTTAATATAATAGCAGCAGGAATAGCAGCTAAGAAATTAGGTTTGGAAATGGCTAATCTTGCTTCTATAGCAGATAGTTTATTAGACTTCGAAAGCTCAATAACTAAACAAATGGAAGCTGAGGTTTTATTAGGTAAAGAATTAAATCTTGAAAAAGCAAGAGAGATGGTATTCAATAATGACATAGCAGGAGCTATGGCAGAAGTATCAAAGTTAGTTTCTCCTGAAGAATTTCAAAAGATGGATGCAGTTAGAAGAAGTACATTAGCAGGTGCCGTAGGTTTAGATGCAGCAACTTTTGCAAAAGCTATTAGTGGTGATACGACAGGAGTAGGAGATGCAGTTATTGCACCAGGAGGAAAAGTTATTTCAACATCACCACAAGATTATTTAATAGCAACTACAAATCCAGGAACATTAGGTGGTGGAATGGATACTTCAAAACTTGAAGGTTTGATGGCACAAGTAGCAGCGTCTGTAGATGGACTTAGAAATGATACAGTAGACGGAACTTATCAAACTAAAATAGCAATAGAAAGACAAGGAATAGCATAATGGCATTAGTAGATATGAAATCAAATTTAGCTATTGGTGTTGGTTCAAAAGAATCACCTCAATCTTTTGCTGATGGTCATTCAGCGTATACTGTTACGGGACAAAGAAAATTTGAAACTGCAATAAGACATGATGTTGAAAAAGATGTATTTACTTCTTATAATCGTAAAGGTGATGAATTAAAATGGATGTTTAATGATGCTTTTTCAGGACAAGGTAGTATGTTAGTTCAAGCAAAAGAGTTTGACTTACGTGCATATTATGATAGAGCACTTAAAAATACAGATGTTTTAGGTGCAAGAAATAATAATAGATTAGGTTTTGACGAACCATTTATTCTTAAACCAATTGGTGATAGATGGGGACCTGATACTTGGTCTGTAGATGAAGGAATGGTTAGAGCAGGTATACTTACACAATCAGCAAGAACTGTAGCCGATGTTCAAAGAATAGGTAAGTTTTTATTGACACCAAGAGGTGTTGGTTTTATAGCGAAACAAGAGGTTTTACAAATGCTGAATGCAGGTGGTTCAGTTTCAATGTCTACATTAAAAAGTAGAATAAATCAAGCATTAGGAAAAGATGTTTTAAGACAAGATTCAGTACCACAAAGATTTTCAGCAGGTAGAGATATATTTAAGAGTTCTTTTGCTAAAGTTGATGCAAAAACTGGTCATTATATGGGTGGTGGTCCAACCGTACAAAATTGGGAAGGTAGTGATATTAGAACTTGGAGAGGGCCAGAATCTATTATAGCATCACTTCCTATAGGAGCACATTTTGTAAGGCATAAAACACCAGTAGGATCTCCTACTATTAAATTAATTAACAATGTTGGTAACTTTATTGTTGATGCAGGTGGTGGAGTATTATCTTTATTGGATGGTATTCAAGTTGCTTGGCCTCATATTAGTATGAATCCAGATTTTAGAGCAGGTAGTTTACTAACAGGATTAGGTAATATAGCAGCAAATGTTGGTAGAGGTATGGGTGATATCTTTCCTAATATTTTTGAGAATGCTAAAACAGGGGTAGGAAATATTGCTGATGCATTAGGTAACGCATTTTCAAATGTAACTTTACCAAAAGTAAGTTTGGGTAGGGTTTCTGATTCACTATCAGGATTATTTCCAGGATTAATAGGTGTACAAGGAATAGGAACTCCTGATTTTAGTGGAATGATGAGTTTGTTGGGTGGATTATCAAATAAATTAGGTAATTTAGTAAGTAGTCTACCTATACCAAGTATAAGTTTACCGCCATTACCAAGTTTACCATCTTTACCAAAAATAGATTTACCAGATTTAGGGAATCCATTTTCAGGTATATCAAGTTTTGTAAGTGGGATTAAATTACCAGGAATAAAATTTTCAGGAAGAGGTGGATTAGGATTAGGTAGTTTAAAAGGAGTATTACCTGCTATTAATTTTGGATTAAAAATTAAAGGTGGTAATTTAGGATTTGATTTATCTGCTTTTGATGATTTTAAATTTGGTTTTAATAAAGGATTAAAAGGATTAATTGATTTACCTGGATTTGATCTTAATATGGTAACAGCAAGAGGAATTCCACAACCAGGCGTACCTCTTTATGCAAGAAAAGGAGCATCAGGTCGTTATGGTGAAGATATAGCAAGTTTGAAAGAAGGTGTAGGTGGATCTCAACATTTAAATAGAGACGAAATAGAAGCTTATGGAGTACCAAAGTTATGGTATACAACTGCAAAAGATATTGGAGACAATAGAGGTTCATTAGCAAATCTTTATGATGCGGATTTTCCATATACAAAATTGATATTAGGTAAAACAACTAAATCCGTATTATGGACTTTTGGCATTGGCTTTTCAGACAAGATAAAGACAGACAATAAAATAACTGGAATACCATATGCAATAGGTGCTGGGTTTGCTGGTGGTAGGTTGGATCCAATAAATACCCCCAACTTTCCATTAAATCAGACAAAAGTATATAGGGATATTATTACACCCGAATTTCCTACAAATGTTCAAGATTCAAGTGGAACTAAAAATAAGATACAAAAATATGAAATGTTATCTTATGGACAATTAGGTGGTGAAGCAGAGGGTTATGGTAAGAAGAATGAAAAAAATTCCGCTGATATTACAAGAGGAATAGGTTCTTATGGTAAAGCTGCTAGATTTATTCCAGCACCGGCAAAGGATGGAAAACCTCTTACTGATGTAGTGGCATCTGATGGTACAGGTGTATATAAAACAACGTTACAAGATACAATAAATTTACATCCATATGGTGGTTCAATTGCTTCTCAACACGTTAATAATGAAAATAGCGACTTTGTTCCATTTAAGTTTAGAGATATGGTAAATGGTAAGTGGATTATATTTAGAGCAATTATTGAGAGTGTTTCAGATACTTCATCCCCACAATTTGCAGAAGAAAGATACATTGGTAGACCAGATAAAGTTTATACATATCAAGGTTCTGATAGAAATGTTAATATTACTTTTAAAGTTATGCCAAAATCTGCACAAGAATTAGTTACTCTTTGGGAAAAGTTAAATTATTTGAGAGGATTAACTTATCCTACAGTAAAAAATAATCGTATGATAGCACCATTTTTTAGTTTGACATTAGGTGATATGTTTGATAGTCAACCAATGATATTTCAGAGTTTAAATTTTAGTATTGATCAATCATCTTTATGGGAAATTAGACCAGGTTTAAGATTACCAAAATTAATACAATGTTCTGCAGATATGAGAATAATTGAGAAAACTTTACCAACTTCTATAGGTAAACATTATGATTTAGATTGGTTACATGATGGACAGAATACAATTGGTGGAGATCCAATGACTGATCCTACTTTAGTAGAACCCGATAGAAAAAAATATATAGATTTATGGAAAGAGTTGGGAATGAATGGAATGAGTGGTGAAGTTATGGATAATTTAATGGCAGCAGCAGAAACGGTAGAGGCTTTACAAGAAGCGATAGATGCTGCTAAAAGTGTAGATGCTGGTATTGGCGCAGGAGCTTTGGATGCACCAAATATAAATTTTAGTATCAGTAAGTAGGAATATAATATGAATAGATATGAAAATATAAGAGTGAAGATTAATAAACAAGGTAAAAGAGTTCGTGTATCAACTTTATATCCACAAATTCCTATATCCGATGAGGATAAATTTATATATCCAAAGTATGGTGAACGATTAGATTTAATTGCACATAGACAATACAAAGATTCTACTTTGTGGTGGGTTATAGCAAAAGCAAATGGTTTAGGTAAAGGTAGAACAACTTTAAATCCAAATTTTCAAATAAGAATACCTGGTAATATAGAAAAAATAATTGCTGACTATAATGCATTGAATAGGTAAGTTATGATTCAGTTAAAACCAATTGATTCAGAAGTTCAAAAAACTTTATTAGAAAAAATAAAAATGTCTGGTAAACAAGGTAAGGCTGTAACCGAACCATTATCAGGTGAAAAGTCTGATTATCTATCAGCAAGAACCGTTTGGGCAAGAATGATTGCACTTAGTACTTCTACAAATAATCCAAGAACACCAATAGTAATTTCAGCAGGAGAAGAATCTGTAGAACCAATAGAATCTACAACTGATCCTATAACTGGCGGAACTGCACAATTTTCTCCAATTAAAGGTAGAATTCGTGGAACTTTTGATGAAGTTTATGATAGAACAAATTTACATAGACCAATAGCTGGTTTAAAAAGTATATCTACAGGTATTGAAGGTGCATATAAAGCAGTAAGAAAAGCTGATATAAGATGGATATGTTGGGATTTTGATACATTAGAAAGGTTGACACCATTCTTTTTATCACCTGGAGTATCAGTAGCATTAGAGTTTGGTTGGATGTGGCCAGGTCACATACCACAAGAATTTATTTATGATAATTGGGCTGAAATGGATGCAAGAAAAATAGGTTCTTTAAGTGATGTTGTTAGAAAACAAGGTCAAGGACACCAAGATATGGTGTATGGAATTGTTAAAAACTTTTCGTGGACAGGAAGAGATGATGGTGGATTTGATTGTTCTACTCAAATAATATCACCATCTATGAATGTTTTTAGTACACCATTGGGAGATTCAGAAAAAGCACCAACTTTTGAAATTCCAGAAGACTTAAAAAATCAAATAAGAGGTAAAAGAGAATGGTATCGGTCACGTAAAGGTGAACAAGAAGTAATTTTAAGTGATGAAGACATGATGGCAAGACTTAAAGAAGTAGGGCTTGGGGGCGATGAAGACAATAGTTATATAGAAAATGTTCCACCAAGATTATTATTTGATAATTTTAAACAAATGTTATTAGATCTTAGGTATGGTGATCAAATGGAATCTTATATAAATACTATTATATGTTATAAAACTGATCTTAATGTTTCTAAACCACATATAGGACCATATGTTTCTTATGGTTGGTTTGAAGATAATATTTTAAATACGTGTGTTGGAAAAGTTGTTGATGGAGATAAATTAAGTTATTCTGTACGATCAGTAGATTTTTTTACTGAAAAGGGTGATGGAGAAAAATGGTATAGAAGTACTACGATAAGTAATGATACAACAAGTCTTATTACTATAGATGCAGAAAAAGTTATTATTCCAGGACAGTTTCCATATTCAACAAATTTTGAGAAAGAACTTAATAGAATGGAAGGTAAAGATGAAGGTAAGGATCGTAAAGATAAAGACTACGAATTTGAAACTCATTGGAAACGAAAAGTATGGAAAAAAATAGAAGAAAAGGTAAGGGAACTACCAGCATTTGCAGTAAAAGCGGAAGGTGAAGAAAAAGATGAAGATACTTTCGAAAGTTTTTCAGAAAGAGGGAAAAAATTACTTAAAGCAACTAAAGGTGAGGATAAAGATGGAGATTTTAAATATGGTAAAGAAAAGGGATATTTAAGAAATTTACTTATTCACGCAGATTTAATTAGTGAATCTATGAAAACTAGCAATACCTTTGAAGGTGGATTAAAAAATTTATTAGCTAATATAAGTGATGCTTGTGGTGGAATTTGGGATTTTGAGTTAGCAACTAGCGAAGACGGTAGTACGGTTAGGGTTATAGAAAAAGGTTCGCCAGAAAAACCTGTAAGAGCTTTACTTGATAATCAGAGTATAAATTTGGAAACAGGTAATGTTAAAGATAAATATAATAATAAAGGTTTAATGATATTTCCAACTTGGCAAACTAATTCTATAGTATTTAATCAAAATATGGTTACTAAATTACCATCACAGATGGCAACAGTAGCAATGTATGGAAGAAATTTATCTGCTAAAGAAGCTTCGAATGAAGAAATGTCAGGAGATAAAGCAGCAAGGACTTTAGGAAAGTTATTTAATTCTAAATTAAATAATGTAGAAGATGTTATTAATAAAAATATTGAGAGAATTTTAGGAAATACTGAAATTAATAAGTTTGGATTAAATGAACTAAGTGGGTATCATGGTCTGACAAAAGAAATAGATGTGTCAGCCGAAAAAGGAATAGTAATAGATGCAGCAGAAATTATCAAACAATATACAGAAAAACAAATTATGGATATTTTAAATGATGGTATTGATTATGATAAAGAAAAAGACCCAACCGTTGAAGGAAAAAGAGAAAAAGACTCAACAGCATTAGATTATACATTTTTATATGATAGAAATGGTAAAATAAGAAAACATTATAAAGATGCTTTATTACATTTTTTACATCAAAGCCCAGGTTCTATAAAACAAACAGAAGATATTTTAACACCAATTGAGTTTGAAGTAACTATTGACGGTACAGGAGGAATTTTTCCAGGAGAGGCATTTTCAAGTACATATATTCCAAAAAGATATAGAGATGCAACAGTTTTTCAAATTATGGATATAAATCACAGAGTAGATGGTAGTGGTTGGAAAACTACATTAAGAGGTTTAATGAGAATTGATTATGGTTTGGGGGAAAAAAAACCAATGAGTGAAATGCTTGAAGAAATATATGCAGATAAAAAGGGTGATTCAAAAGCACCACCATATTTATCATTTGCGGAATATTTAACAGCTAATGTAGGAAAGATATCTAAATATAAGATAACTCCTGAAAAACAAAAAGAAATTGATGCATCAGAGCAGTCTGATCAACCTGAACCTTCCCCTGGCCTCAACAAAAATAACAGACCTATGGGCGGTGGTGGCAGGAACGTTTAATGGCTATATTACAAAACGATAACAGAATAGAACAAATAGAATATTCAGCAGGAATTACTGATATACAAGAGTTTGTGTATGAAAATAATCCAGATATTGCAGTTCCAAGTGGTATAGAATTTCATAAAATAATAACTAAAAATAAACAAATTGTATATCAAACTCTTTCTTCACCAGCAAAGCATTCAGAAATAATTATTAGAAAGAGAAACCTAACAGATTTTGAAGGTTACTTAGAAGCCACAGATAATAATCCACCAACATCTTTTTATTTTCGAAATAAAAAAGTAGAACCAAAACCAGTTAATTATAAAAAAGGATTTTTTGATAGATTTTTTGTACAGTTAGCATCAGATACACACGCACCTATTTTGGAAATAGAAGGCAAAGATTTTAAAGTAGCAGACGCTACTTATGCCAAAGTTAAAATAAGGTGGTCTTTAAGTAGTAATCCAGAGGAGCAAGAAGAGTTAAATCGTAGAGCAGTAGATTTGGCAGAAGAAAAATTTCCACAAATTAGACATAAGATATATAATTTAATTGAATTTGGGTAATAAGCTTTATATTTATGATCCAATAAAGGTTATAAATTGAAATTTATAGAAAATAGCATGGAATTCAATGCTTTCTTGCAAGACTATGAGGAAGCAAATCAAATCATAGCACTTCCCGTTCCCGTTGATTACAAAAAACATCCTGTAGAAACAAAATTATCTTTTGTTCTTTTTTTAATTGATGGAAAACCTTTCACACTTACATTTAATCATACAGATGCAAAAAATCTTCAGTTTGAAGATTTACGTATAATAAATAATAAAAACAAACCAATATACACTCTTGATAAAAAACAAGCATATCATCTTACACATTTAGATAATTTCATTGATGTAAATTTACTTAACTATTGGAATACAGGTGAGAAAACTAATTTAGATTTATATCTTAATGATACAATTCGAGATTATCATATGAAATATTATGAGAAAGAAGATATAAACGCATCTATTCCTATAATGAAATTCACATATCATTTATATAAGATAGCAATGGAAATGCAGGTTATTCTTTCAAAATATGACACTTCTGACATTTTGACATATAATGATGAAATGTTTGATAACTTTATACATATAGAAAAAAATGGTTTACAAACAACTGATGGTATGGTATATTCAGAGTATAATCCATTCACATCTACAGGTCGTCCATCAAATAGATTTGGTGGAGTTAATTTCGCAGCATTAAATAAGAGTGATCGTAGTAGAGAAAAATTTATTAGTAGATTTGGTAGTGAGGGTAAATTGGTTGAGTTTGATTATGATGCATATCACTTGAGATTAATAGCAGATAAAGTAGAATATGAATTCCCCGAAGGTTCAGTACATGAGCATATGGCAAAATATTATAATTGTGATTATGAAGAATCAAAAAGGAGATCATTTCAGTATCTTTATGGTGGAATACCGATAGAAGTGTGGCAACTAAATCCATTTTTTTCAAGTGTATATGACTATGTAAATAATCTTTGGAATATATATAAAGAAGAACATTTTATCAAATCAGATATTTATAGTAGAGAAATAAAGGGAAGTAATTTTAACGCCAACAAATTGTTTAATTATTACATTCAATTATTGGAAACTGAAACAAATGTGGTAGTTATAAAAAAGGTTAGACAATTAATGAATAAATATAAAAGTAAGTTTATATTGTACAGTTACGATTCATTTTTATTTGATATGCATATAGAAGATGGATTACCATTTTTAAAAGAATTGAAAGATGTTTTGGAAAATAATAAGTTTCCAACAAAAGTTGCTTGGGGTAAAAACTATGATGACCTTGTAGATATTACGGAGAAATTTTAATGTTTGAATGGAAAACTTTTTTCAACGATTTTGCAGAAGAGTACTATTCAGTACCATACTTAGATAAGAAAGAGCACATATACGCTTTACAAAACTATCTTATAGCAAAAGGTATGTTAGTAGAGGATGTTGATTATGCCATTAAAACTCTTTTGGGTGAAGAAACACCTGTAAATTCTTGGAGTGATAGAAAAACACATAAAGAAGAAGAAAGAAAAAGAGTAGCCGAAGAGAAACCTAAGTACGCTAAGGCATCGGGTGGAAAATATTATGTGAAAAATAAAGAAACAGGAAATGTTTATTCAGTTGTTAAACCTAATCCCGAAAAACATGATCCAATTAGCAGAGAGAAAGCAGAAAAAGAAGTAGAGAAAGATGGTGGTGGAAAAGAAGATAAAGCTCAAAGTTTCGCCAGAGAAAAATTTAAAAAGGCTTTAGATCATCAAATGAGTACAATAGAATTTGAGCCAGAAAGTGATAAAGAAGTTTTTCAAAAAGTTATTGATAAAGTAAGTAATCAAGATGCCAATTTTTCAGACGAGGAAAAGAAAATTGCTGGAAAATATATTGCTAAAAGTGATTCAGATAAAACAGCAAAACTTTATATTGCTAAAGTTGGTCCGCAAACTTTTGATGATAAAGCTAGACGTGGACAAGTTAATTATGCAAAAAGTAAGGCTGGAAGACAATATATAGATAAATTACAAAAAGTACTTAATCTTCCAACAACTGCTGCTCAAGCTAAGAAAACAGATGCGGGTAGAGTGGCTTCTAAAATTAGAACAAAAGATATATCACCCACAGATATAAATAAAGAAATTGAAGTTGGTGTATCTAGAGTAAAGGATTCCAAAGGTAATATTACAGCAGTTAAGTTTGGTAATAAAGAACATAAATTAGCATCTGTACCTGATAAACAAAAATTAAAACAAACTTTTATGGATAAAGGTATGTCTGACGAACAGGCAGAACTTAGAGCTAAAAAAGTTAGACGTTCAATTAGAAAACACAATGAATATTTAGTAGATTTAACACAAACTCTTGATAAAGAGTCGGGTGAATTTGTACCTCGAAAAAACTTTAAAGTAGCAAGTATGATAAAAGGTGCTGATCCATCAACTGAAGAGGGTAGACAGAAAATTCTTGAAGAATATCCTAAAAAAATACATCGTATTTTTAAAGACATTGTGGCAAAAAGTCCTGGTGGAATAACAGAAGATGAAAAAAGAGCTTTAAATACATTAAGAGATTTAAATTCTAATCTTTCAACTGAAGAGTATGAGAAAGAATGTCTAAATGTTATACATACTATTTTAAGGACTCCTTCACTTGCTTCTGGTGGTGCAGATTTGGCTGAAAGTATAACAGGTTTGATACAAACTAAAAAAGGACATGAGATTTATTTTCCAAGTGATGTTACTTATAAAGTAGGTGATATGATTTCTTTGGGTGATTTAGGTGATTTAAATCCTACTGATCCTGATTATTATAATAAAGTTGCTGACGCTGCATCTTCTATTATAGTAACAGTTGAAGCTGAAGGACCTGCTAGTGTTAAAGTGGGTGCAGGAGCAGCTAGTTCTGCTGAAGAAAAAGTAAGAATGACAGAGTATGAGAATCCAAAAACAAGGTCAGCGTTAAGTGGTTTAGTATCAACTCATAAGTTAATGTTTGATAAACCTCAAGATTTAAATAAAGCAGATGAGAATATTCAGAAAGCAAGAGATCATGCTCTATCTATTGGTATTACACAAGAAGAGCTTGATAAGATAGATGAAAAGGCAAAAGCACAATCAGCAAAATGGAAAGAACTTTGGAAAGGAAGAGCAAAGAAAGGTACTGAAGATTGGTCAGATGAAGATTGGGATAAAATGGAACAAACTTTGGTTAGATTTGCACAATCTCACTTATTAATTCAAGATATTAATAATAAGGATATGATATACCAAAAATTTACAAACTATAGGTATAATGATAAAGTAAGTGGAACAGAAGTGGATAGAACTGATGGTGTTAATTGTTTAGGATCTATTAAAGCTGCTATGAATATGGGATTTACTTGGAGTGAAGGTGGTGGAGTGAGACCGCAGAATACTTTTTCAAGTAGAATTGGTAATACCTGTAAGGATGTGAAAAAATAATATGAAGACACAATTATTAGCAACATTTTGTAAAAGAAATAAACTATACGAAACTATAGATTTAATTATAGTGTGTAATGAAATCATTTTTGATAAGATATATGTATTTCAAAATGAAAATGATTATCATCAATTGATTTGTACATATAATGTAGAAGCAACAGATGAATTTACAGATGGCACTATAGATACTATTTCTATACATAGAAAGAAACAATCCAATACATTGTACACTATAAATGCACTTAATGAATTGGTTAAAGAATTGAACAACGGGGTTTTGAATAATAAATTTCCAGTTCCCTGGGAGAATTATAGAAATCGTTTGCTATTGACAAACGATGAAGGACTATATGAGATACCTACAAGGGTATATTCAATAATACATACTAAGTCTTGGGAATCCAAATTAGACGAAAAATAAATTGTATTTTCAGAAAGTACAATGATATATATTATTGATGTTAATTGTTACACTAAGTAAAACAATAATAAATGACAAATAGGAGATAGAAAATGGATATTAGCGCAATCAAGAAGCGTCTTAATCAGCTTCAAACTACAAACACTCGTACATCAAATCTTTGGAAACCTCAACCAGGTACAACTCAGATTAGAATTGTTCCTTATAAACATAATAAGGAAAATCCTTTTATTGAGTTATTTTTCCATTATGATTTGGGTAGAAAATCTTATCTTTCACCCGTTTCATTTGGTCGTCCAGACCCGATTGAAGAATTCGCACAGAAACTAAAATCTTCTGGTAATAAAGAAGACTATCGTTTAGGTAGAAAAATTGAAGCAAAAATGAGAACTTTTGCTCCAGTTGTAGTTCGTGGTGAAGAAAATGAAGGTGTTAAGTATTGGGGCTTTGGAAAAACAGTTTATCAAGAACTGTTATCTATAATCGCAGATCCTGATTACGGAGATATCACAGATCCAATGAATGGTCGTGATGTTTCTGTAGAATTCAAGACAGCAGAAGAGACAGGCGGTTCGTTTCCGAAAACGACTATTAGGGTTAAACCTAATCAGACTCCAGTTACGGAAGATGCTGATGTTCTTGAACTAATGACTAACAACCAAACAGACATTCGTGAGATTTATAAGGAACAAACTTATGAAGAACTTACAGAAGTACTTAACGATTGGTTAAATCCTTCTGAAGACGAAACAGAAAAAAATGGTGTTAAGGCAGAGAGTTCGGATAAATCGGTAACACAATCTGTAGTTAAAGAAGATGTAAAATCTACAGAAGATGTGTCGGCAGCATTTGACGATCTATTTAATAAATAAAAAACAGACAATAAGTTGGGGAGTGATTGGTTTCGCTCCCCTAGGTTTTGAATTGAAACGGAGTTTATAGATGTCTACAAGAGACAAATTAGCAGGGGCTCTAGCTGAAAGTTTAAACAAAACATTCAAAGATACAAAAGTTGCATACTTTCTTGATGGTTCTGGCACAACACCTACAGATATAAAAGAATTTATTTCTACAGGTTCTACATTATTAGATTTAGCAATATCAAATAAAGCAAATGGTGGTATTGCAGTTGGTAGAATTACAGAACTTAATGGATTGGAATCAAGTGGTAAATCTTTGGTTGGTGCACATCTTTTAGCAGAGACTCAAAAAAAGGGTGGAGTAGCAGTTTATATTGATACAGAAACCTCAGTAAGCCAAGACTTTTTAAAAGTTATTGGTGTAGATGTAGGTACAATGTTATATCTACATTTAGAAACAGTTGAAGATATATTCGCAGCAGTAGAAGAGATTGTAGCAAAAGTTAGAGAGTCAGATAAAGATAGGTTAGTAACTATTCTTGTAGATTCACTTGCAGCTGCATCAACAAATGTAGAGATGGAAGCTGACTTTGATAAAGATGGTTGGGCTACAAGTAAAGCAATCATTATATCTAAAGCTATGAGAAAAATAACACAAATGATTGGTAGACAGAGAGTAGCTCTTGTGTTTACAAATCAACTCAGACAAAAACTTGGTGTGATGTTCGGAGACCCCTGGACTACAAGTGGTGGTAAAGCATTACCATTTCACGCATCTACAAGAATTAGATTGAAGAACAAAGGTCAAATCAAAGATACTAAAAAGAATACAATTGGTATGACGATACTTGCACAAGTTATTAAGAATCGTTTAGGTCCACCTTTGAGAAGTTGTGAGTTCCCTCTATATTTTGAGAGTGGAATTGATGATGTGGGTAGTTGGTTAAAAGTGATGAAAGATCATAAGATAGTGAAACAGGCTGGTGCTTGGTATACTATAACTGACCATTTAGGTGAAGAACATAAATTTCAATCAAAAGAATTCGCACATAAGTTATCAGACCCAGACTTTAAATCATATGTATATGACCAAATTTGTGAAAAGGTAATATTAAAGTATGATATAAAAGATTTAGGTATTGATGATGTTATTGAGACAGATGAGGTGGTTGGTGAATAATGTCAAATGCCAAATATCTGTCTATATTTGAAGAGATAAAGAAAAAGGGGGGATCTGTAGATTTTGATAACCCCGACAAAAAAGTTTTAATAGTTGACGGCTTGAA